TGACCGCCCCTTATGCCGGGCCAGCCTGAACAACAGCAGCAACTACTGCCCCAGTCCCGCTGGTGATATTAATGCAAATTGCTTTGCATGGGATCGTGATCGAACCGCCGGTAGACGCCGATACTGCGGAGAACCCCGGTGCTACGTACCAATTAGTAATAGCATCAAGATCATCCAAAGTGTACTCGATATTGAAAGTAGCCGTGCCAGATGCCAGCTTTGCGCCAACGCCGACATTGACCGGTACTTGGAAATCGTCGATAGCACAGATTCCACTGCGACCGACGCCCGATTGAGACAAATCTTTGTACTTCATGTTCGAAATCCCGCTACTAGAAGAGTGTTTATTTCTTTGCTGCTCGTGCAGCGGCTACATTATCTACAAGATTTGGATACGGACGCCCGGCAGCTCTCGCCTTTGCCTTGGCTGATTGAACCTGTTTGCGGTTCAGATGCTTAGATTCGGCATCTTTAGGAGCCTTTGTGTCCCAAAACTGTTTTTTTTCCATGTCAGCAGTCCCATTTTCGAAGGGCTTTGTTTATTCTGCTGTCAGGATCAGCCGCTTTGGCAGAGCCGGTCAGCTTTCGCTTCATCCCGGTCATTCTACTACAAAAACTGTCCTTACGCGAACCCCCTTCTGGCTGGGGACGCTTAATGTCATGGCCTTCAGCCCGCAATGAGGCTCGGCCTTTTTCGTTTAACCCGCCTGATGGGGACTTACCCTCAGAACGCTGCCAAGCTGGAGAACGCGCCATTGTACCCTCCTAGTAAAACGGGGGCACTTGGCCCCCGCTTCATACTTCCAAACTGAAAGTATTGCTTAGTAGTGCGAAGACGGCTTGCGGTCAGTGCCAGAAGCAGCAGACGAGAACACACCACCACCAGCCTTACGCGGCTTGCGGCCCATGTTCATCATCCCCTTCATGCCGTCAACCTTGCCAACAGCCTTGCCGCCCTTTTTGAAACCATTGGTTCCCATGCGGGCTTCCTTCACAACACTGGAATCTGCGCCAGCGTAGATGTCGGTCGGGGCAGAATTCTTAACCGTTACGCCGCCAGTGGCGCGAGCTTTACGACTCTTCATGACAGTCTCCTATGAACCAGTTAAGCGTTTTCAGCTTGGATGTAACGAACGATCATATCACCAACGCCGTCGCCAGTATTTGCCGACAAAGCGTAAATAATCACGTCAGACGCGCCGACATTTGACCAGTTTGCGGTTCGCGTAGCATTTGTTCCGGGTCCAGCAGAGGCAAGGCCAATAGCCGAAAGGCTTTGACCAACAACTAACTCCGTAGAGGTAGCGCTAGTCCCAATGCTAATTGTGGTTGCAGCCCCGGTCCAACCAACCGTCGTCAAGAATTGAACGTTCAAGATGTGGCTGTAAGCTGGAATGACAATGGCTGTTGCTAAAGCGGTAGCCGAGCCAGCCTGCGTAATGCTGGCAGTCTGAGCCATTTCAACAAAACCGACATTCTTGATTGTACCGGACGTTGTGCCGGTAGTGTTCAAGACATTGCCAGCCTTAATTGGGCCGGTAAAAGTGGTAGTTCCCATAGGAACCTCCTGCACGATACGATCACATTGTCTGTGCAAAGTCCGCTAGGCCGGTCAATGTGATCTATGAGCCTAGATAAAGGGCGGGAGCCTAAACCCCCGCCCGGTTTATCACGACGGCAGAGCGCCGAAGATTGAACGCCAGTTATAGTAACCGAACGAATAACGCTCGTAACCCTTAACCAGCAGATTGTCGGTCGTAAAATCGACCTGCATATCCGTTTCAAACTTAATGCGCTCCATGTAGGAGAGCCCATCAATGTTTGTGAGCAGGAACCAAGCGGTAGACGACGTGAGGTAGTCGTTAACCATGTAACCCTCTGGCAATCCGCCAGCGGTCATCATGATCGCGTTCACGTCGTTATCCGCAGTGCCCGGACGGAGTTCAGTCTTGGTCAGGCGGATTGCCACCGGCTCAAGAGCCGCCGGAACAATCAGCTTACGACCGCGCGAGAACACCTTCAGGCCAGCCTGATCGCGGAAGTTGGTACGAATTGCGATCATTGCGTTCAGCAATGTCGATTCGTTCAACTCATTGGTGGAGTAGTTCGAGATCGTATTGCCATCAATCGGATGGGAAGCCGACACAAGAGCCACGCCATCGCCGCCAACCGACGCATTGTACGTCGTGGCAGTGTTGAGCAGGTTTGCAGCGTAGATTTCCTTGGTCTGCTGAAAGGACTCGATCAGACCGAGGTTCGACGGGGCAAACTGAGTCTTGTACAGGTTGTCATCCACCGCCTTACGGGTAATTGCGTACCCGAGAGCGATTTCAGTGTGTTCCTGATTGTAGACGTAACGCTCGCCAGCCGAGTTATCAAACGCCGTCTGTCCGCCTTCGGTCTTCAGTTGGGCAAGACCCAAGAAACGCATTTCTGCGGTGCGCTCAAGCGCCATCTTGGAGTCATGCTTCGTGAAGATCTTGTCGTACTGCGACGGGATCTGCTCGTACTTGCCTTCAACCCCACGGAGGCCGGGGAGGAGAAGGTCTTTAATTGCTGAAAGATTGACAGCCATTTACCTTGCTCCTTACGCGATGCCAACTGGGCCAGCACCATTGGTGCGGGTCGAGGCGTTGTTGAATGCTACAATGACGCGATTGAACTCGGACGCGATGTCCGTGCCATTCGAGCCGGGCGGGTTCTGGATGAGGCCAACAATGCGGAACGGCAAAGTTACCGTTGTAGCAAGCGTGGCAACATTTACGCTCATGCCGGAGATGCCGGTAGCCGTATTGCCAGTGCCAACCGCAAGGTTGATGTATTCACCAATGTTTGCAAACGCTACGGGGGCAGTGCCGCCGCTATCGCTTGACTGGACCTCAAACTGAGCGTTCGGATCGTCGATGATGTAAGCTTCTACGTCGCCGTTGGCGTCAGAGCCGGGCCAGTAGTTAGACCAGACGGTGCGCTTCTGCGAAGTTGAGACATACTTGCAACCGGCAAAGATGCCTTCCACGCGAACCGTCGAAGCCGTCGCCTGAGCAATGTAGCCAGTGGACAACGGGATGACAGCGTCACCAAAGTAAATGGCGGTGGAGTTGTTGGATGCGATGTAACGAGTGTTCTGTTCATAAGTCGGGGCCGAACCAGTGCCCTTGATCTGACGAAAACCGAAAGGCGCGTTTGTATTCGCCATGACGGTGCCTCCTTTTTACAGGAAGTCCCATCATCGCGCGCCGGGGCGACTAGGAACAGGAAAAGTTGAACCCTCCACGCCGGGGGAGGAATAATAGCGTTTGTCACGCCATGCCATGACATTACACCGTGGCACAGAAAAGTAAAGGGCCACCCGAAGATGACCCTTTGCCATATTAATCCTTGGGGACCGGGATTGGCTCAAAGCCTTTTTTGATATTCGGCCTTGCTTGCGGATGATTGCGTTCAAATTGCCCGTCCGGGGCGTTCGTGAGCTGTTGCTCCTTAGCGCGAACCTGACTATAAGCCTTCTTTAACTCAATGGCACGAGCTTCTTCCGTAATTACGGTCGGGCGCTCCATCAAAACCATGCCTTTACGCTCAATCTGATGGTACGAGCCTTGGCTAGGCATCGTTTCAGGGTGACGCTGCACCGGAACTTCAGTCCAGCCCATACGCTTCAAACCAATCTGATGCGCATGGTCTTCCTGACCAAGCACAGACTTGCGTTTCCACTCATAGTTCCAGCCATCCGGGGCCGGAGGAAGTGCAAATTGGTCTGTGCCATCGTCCATGTCACCCAAATGACCGCGAATTTCAGCAGCACGACGGGCAGCAGCAGCGCGAGGGTCTTCAGCGCGCATTGCTGGGCGCAACGGGGGCCGTTCAGTCTCAGTTGAAGCAGTTTCCACTTCAGGGCTCCTTGTAGGAAGAATGAGTTTTTGCGAATTAGGTTTCCGGCCACGAGGGCGCGGGGCGGATTCAGTAACGTCGTCCATTTAATCCTCCTTAATTGGCTCGGTTGCGCTCTTTAAGCATGTTCTTTGCGTATTCTTCTTCGGTAAGCCCGCTAATAGTGGCGGCTTCACGTTGCGCTGGCGTAAGCTTAACAACATGAGTGCGAGGCGAAGACGATGAAGCCTGCCGTGACACTGGAGCCGCCGGGGGAGAATAGCGTTTTTGAACCGGAGAAGCCGCAGCAGACATAGATGCCTCCTGAGAACCGTATGGGTCTTGCCCTCTGTCAGAAATGCCAAGTCGGCTTTCAACAAAACGGAAGTATTCATTCGATTCTGGGATAACGCCATGATCTATGGCGTCCGCATGAGCCCTCGCCATAATGCGAAAAGTCTTTGGCTCACGCAAATGATCCCGATTGTTCTGCAACCACTGCGCAGAAAGAGGCGTGACTTGCTGAATAAGCGAATCAACATCAGGACCAAGGTTCTGCGGAGGCGCTACAGGACGAACAGGCTCTGTACGCGGGCGGCTCTTCATGTCTTGAAGCCCCTGTTCAAGCTGAATTAGCTTGGCAGAGTTCATTGACATGGATTCCTGAAGCTCGGCAGCGCGATCATAGTCCCCGATGGACATAGATTCCCGCAGATTTGCCTTCAGGTTCTCCTGATTTTGCCGAACACTATCAATAGCATTGGCAACAAGATGCTGGTGAGTGTCTTCAACCTCGTTAGCTGCCTGAGATGCGCGGAAAGACGCTTCACGGGCATATTGTTCAGCCTGACTGCGAGCCTGCCGCTCCTCCTGAAGACGCCGATTTAGCTCTTCAATCGCCGCAGCAGGGTCAATGGACGGCCTTTGAGACGTTGTTGAAGCCTGAATTTCAGGTTCATCGTCAGAAACTACCCGAATTTCAGGTTCGCTCTCGACCTTAACGTCATCACCAAGATCAAGAACAATTTGTTCATTTTCTCCCGACATATTCTATCTCCTTACCATGCTTGATCGGGGTGCTGTACGCGACCCTCGATAAGCGAATCCTCAATAATGCGGCACAAAACGCCGTTAATCGTAATGCTCCAGCCGTCGCTGGGGCGAGAAACAAGCCAATCGTGCATTTTGATCTCAATGCCCTTGAACCAAGCGCCACTTTTGTCCTCACAAGCGGATGCGCCCATTTTGACAAGAAGGCCAACCTTGGATTGGAACTTATCTTCGTCCAGATTAGAACTCGGAAGAAGAAACCCACTTTTTGTCCTCTCCGGGCGCAAGTAAACTGCTAAAAGCAACTTGTTATTGAGGATTTCGACATCTGACAGGTCGCCAATATCCTTCAAAAGCTTCTCGCGCGGGTCAATTTCGTGATCCATAAGCATGTACGGCATTAGTTCCCCCTTTTAGTAGTGGTCTTTGGCAATAGTTTCCGCATCCTCGATCAGCGATATTGCCAATCGAAGTCCTTCTATGATTCCGACTTGGTGCTTATAAGCCGAGAAATCAAATCCAACGGCCTGATGCGCCGCGATTACATTATCTTTTCGACGTTCTATTTCAGCCTCGATGAGCTTATGCAGCTCGTTCTGAAAATATAATTGCTGTGTCAACATATTCGCCCCCCTCTAGCGACCCCCTCTATGTGGCAGTGTGGGCGGGAATGAGAGGGGGCACATTCCCGCCCCTGATTTACGGCACCGAAGCGCCGCAAATTAGCGTTTGCGTGACTGGATTTCTGTCTTCTCCAGTCTACCCATACCAGAGCCCGAACCAGCGTCCATGTCCTTGTATGAGCGATACACACCGCCACCGGCCTTACGACCAGCGCGCTTATGCTCTTCAATCTCAGTCTTCTGGAGACGACCCTCGCCAGAACCAGCGCCAGCCGACATATCCTTATAGGACGTGCGACCACCGCGCTTGCGACCCATCGGAGGCATCATACCGGGAGGCGGCATCATGCCCGGAGGCGGGCCGGGCGGCATCGGAGGCAGACCCGGAGGCGGGCCACCCATCGGGGGAGCGCCCGGAGGCGGACCACCCGGAAGCGGAATGGGAAGACCCGGAGGCGGACCCGGAGGCGGACCCATCATGCCACCATCGGGCTGCTTGCCCGTGTTGATGATGATGTTGACATCCGTTTTGCCCTTGGCACGGCCACCCGACTTGCGGGCAGTACGGCCACCGGGGACGACGCCGGGGATTTTCTCGGGATAACCCGCGCCAGAGAATACGCCGCCGCCAGCCTTACGACCAGTTCGACCACCGTGCTTCTTATCGTCCTTGTCGCCACGAAGAGCGTTCAGACCCATCGCGAGCGGGCTCAAGAAAGCCAGACCCCCGCCAATATCTTTGCCTTTACGGGCTGATGGCTTAACCATCTTTTTGATGAGGGCTTTATCCATAGCCTCGTCAGGGTGCTTTACGGCTTTTCCGCCCTTTTTCAGGCCGGGGATCATCGAGCCTTGGCCCGAAAACTCCATCGCCCTGTCCTTAACCATGCTCGCGCGGGGATCGGAACCCATCATTGGTCCGCCGCCCATCATTGGGTTGCCTCCCATTGGATTACCCATCATCGGGCCACCCATCATCTTCTTGGTGCGACCGCCAGACTTGCGGTTCTGCGGCATGTTGCGTTGAGCTTTACGCTGCTCCGCGTCAAACGCAGCCGCATTGGCCTTACGCTCCGCTTCAGACAGACCGGGCTTAATGCCAGCCTGTTCACGGGTTAATGGCATTTTGTCCATTGTGGGCATGGGCATGTCGTCGCGCAGGATCATGTCAGCAATAGCGTCTCCGCCTTCAGCCCTCTTGGCGCGGCCACCCTTTTTCATGCCACCGACATGCTTGATGCCGTCGCGGTATTCGTTGGCCTTCTTTTGATCGCGGTTGACATAGCGGTCAACAGCCGGGGTGCCATCAGCCTTTTCAGTGCGGCCACCAGACTTGCGCGGCTTGCGACCCATATTGGGAGCGCACTTTTCGCCCTCAACTTTGCCGCCCGCCTTGTATGCGCGACGGGAAACAGGACGCATACCCGTTTTTACGCCCGCATTAAGGGCATCGGACGGGGGAGTGTAGCTTGATGAGTCAACCTTGGCACCGGGCTCGCCAGCGGCGATCCTCTTTGCCTTGGACTTCATGTCGTCTCGGGCCTTTTTGGCAATCTCGTACATGCTCGCTCCTAGCTAGGTTTTGGGGCGTCCCCCATGCCATCATTTACGTGGCTTTGACAGCGGTGAGCCTTTATTTGACAGTAACATAAGAGCGTGGTCGATAACAGACCCGCCCCGATTGTATTTGAAGCTATCCTTGGGCGCATAAACTGGGTTTTTTGCCAAAACCAAAGGCCCGACCTGAAGAACCTGCTCTGCACTCACGATTGGGTTTTGCGTAGCTCTGTCGTAAAAATAGCTATGCCGCTCTGGGTCCATGCCAACCTGCCGCCATTCTTTACTTTTTAAGGCGGCGTTTGCCATAGTCACGGCACCTTCTTGGGTAGTTGGTGTCCATTCTCCGTTAATCGTTGCAAATGGGCTTTTTGGCCCACCTTCAGCAACCTTCATGGCTTTTGATTCTGGAATACGAAAATTAACATTTGATATTAAGGCAAACTGTTCATGAGCCATAACTGGTTGAGCGCCAGCTTTTGACATATCATGGACAGTAGGAACCCAAACCCCGTAATCTCTATATGCGGGAATATCTAATCTCAGTCCAACCGGGTGCCCTTCTGGTATAGCCTGTCCTTTTCCCAGAAAATCCTTTTGGTTAGAGCGCAGGGCACCAACCATTTCATCGCGGGTCGCCGGTTGCGGAACAAACTCCCACGGTCGAACAGGCTTATATTGGTCAATGAGTGCTTGATATTCAAGCGGAGACATCTCGCCAGAGCTTACTTTTGGCGCAGCTTGAGTTAGCTCTGGAACCCTTTTGGTGACATCCGTAAAATTCATATTTATTCGATCAGAAGGTACCCCGCCCATTCCGATTGAACCTGCTGGACGTTGACCTGAAAAGCCCCCACCAGTAACCGCACCGGACAAATGTATGGCGCGCTTTATTGCCTCATCCGACTTTGGGTTTAACCGTCCTTGATACACATCGCCGGGTGCGGTCACACCGCTCATTAAATCTTTTGCCATTCTGACAGGCCATGTCTGGCCCATAGCGGTGCCAACATCTGACATTTTTTGGAGGGTATCTAATTTTTGAGCATACGTGGCTAAGTCATTAATTGCCACGTTCTGCTCTTCCTGAGAGCGGGGCAAAATTTGATCTGGAGTTCCGCCGTCTTGCATGACCTGACGCCCCACACGCGGCAAATAGCGCGTGGGGTACTCATCTTGAAGAAGGCGCTTCTTCCTCATGTTACCGCCGTGTCAGGAGATGATGGATAATTTCCAGAGCCTTGTGAATGGCAGCATCCTTACCGCCCGCGCCAGAAGACATTTTGCCAGCAGAGCCGCCGGATGCCCGACCCTCTCGCATCGCCTTATCAGCCTCGGCAAAAAGAGCAGCCTGACCGCTGTCATCTCTTTGCATGGCATCGTTGTACCGCTGGAAAAGTTCCTGAGACGAAGGCCCGCTGGACGGACGCGGTGTTGGCATGGGGATATTGGCAGAAGAAGGAGCGATGCGCTGCGGAGGTTCCGCGCGGTATTCTGCGTCTGACTTGCCCGCAGAGCTGGCAAGATCATCAAGTTGGCGATACGCAGCATCCGAAATTCCGTAGGATTCTTTATCGCCCATTTGAGGCGGTCCATATCCCGGCTCCGGCTGATTTGCCAGTCCAGCGCCAGAGATTAATCGCCCAGCGTTGCCAGAGTAGCCCGGCTCCATTGGATCGTTCCTGCGGTTCATCGCTCCGGCAGGGTCGCCTTCAGCACTCCTTGGAAGAAAATTTAAAAAGCTCGTAGGGGACTGGCTGGCAACATTTGCTCCAGCCACACCAGTAAGAGCCGCGCCACCGAGTTTACCGTAAATGTCAGGGGCATTTCCACCAGTCGGCATGGTCGATCCACGCATAGCAACTGCGCTACCGGGCGGGGTTGTGACAGGTCCAGCGGGAACAACATCGCCAAACTTGGGCTTACCAACAAGATCAAATCTTTGATTGGCCCCCTTCATGCTGTCTGTGCCACGGGCGGCTCGTGCCATACGTGCTGCACGAAGAGCAGCAGCAGAACCTTCCATTGCAGGGGCGGCGCTAGAGCCTGCCCCGGCTAAACGAGTAAGAGCCTGAAGTATCAATGACCCGGCCATTAGACTAACCCTTTCCGTACGTTGTCTTCTTCAATTTCCTGCAACGCAGGGCGAATCAGATTACCGATTAGATCAACATTTTCAGGATGTTGCAGTACATCTTGCGCCAAATCAATGAGCTGGATTCGCTCTTGGCTTAGGCGGTTTTGATGATCGTTGTTCTGTTCCTTATTGTTAGGCTGACCGTCTGCTTGAGCTTTTGCAGCTTCCAGACCAAATCTTTGCTGATCGAGCGCAATTCTGGCATCCGATTCTTTAGCGCGGGTTTGCGCATCCAGCATACGGGCTTCGGTAGATTTCTTGGAATCTTCCATCTTAGCCATAGCTTCGAGAAGTTCTGGCGGGGGCTTACCCGACGCTTCAGACGGAACCATGAACTGTTCTGGGTTGCTCCACCCCATAGCTTGAAGCGCAGCAACATCTACGGCAATCGGGTCATATAGAGCCGGGCTTGCCTGTTGAAGCTGCTTTAGCGCCATGATCTTCATCAATCGCTGGGCTTGCGAAGAAGTATTCGGATCAGCCTGCGGAACCAGATCGCAATCCTCAAGAGCTTGCAGGAACTTTTGCTCGTCCCACGGGTACGAGGGGCGGCGGTTCTTCTGCCAAAAGCTCTCGGGATGCTCTCTAAACTCACGGGTTAACAGAACAAACTCTGCGCACTGGGCTGCGTGAAGGCGCTTATGAACCGAATTGAGAACCTTGCCAGCCTGTTCAATCATAGCCAGCGTGGTGCCAACGGGCATGTCGGTCTTGCCTTCGCCCACTTGCTGCTCTGACGTGCCGCCAATGCGCATACCCGTCTGCGCCATGTTGTCTACCAGCGTCATCAAAGCGCCCGAAGGCTCTTTGTATGGCAATGGCATAATGGCCTGCGAGATTGGCATACCGTTGGTTTTAACAGTCGCGCCACCGCCGGGAGGAATACGGAAGATGTTTGTGTTCTGACGCGCGCCCGTGTCGGCCATGAGGAAGCCGGGGAAGTTGTTGTACATGCCAGCGTCAAGAAGCTCGCGCCAAGCTGCTGTAATGGCATTGGTTGTGTTGCCAAGGATGTGCAACAAGCCGATGTCATAGAAGCCCATGCCGGGGACGAAAGTATATTTTACGAAGTTCTGGCGAGCGACCGGCAAGCCAACCTCGTCCTCATCGTAATTTCTCACGATAGACAAGATTTGCTTTGAGCTTACGTCAATCGTCACGCGATACGGTATCTCAAGGCCAGTTTCCTTGCCTTTGTACTTATGCTCGTACCCAAGGATGTCTAACTCGCAATAGCACTCGTATATCTCGCGATCACGATCATCCGGGTTAAAACTATTGGGTGAAATGCCTTGCTGCGCCATCTGGGCAAGTTGAACGCTATCGAGCTGGGTCATTGACGGGGTTGAAAGGTCAATGTCACGATACACGCCAAGAATTTGCAAACGCTTTACCGTGCTAGGGCGCATATAGACGCGGTGCGTAATGCGTTTGGCGTTCTGAAGGTCGGTTGCCGCGTTGTTCACAATCAAATCGTCGGCATCGACGCTTTCGCTAATTGGACGGTTGCGTAGCGGGCAGAAGTAAACCTTCTTAAAGCTGGACCCGCCAAATCCGAGCATGAGCAACATACGATCCGTATCAGGATAGTATTCGCTCGCGATGCTTGTCAGATAATGGTTCAGGTCTTTCTGAAGGGCGTTTGCTAATTGATCCTGCTCTAACGTAGAGCGGGTAGAGTCATTTCTAATTTTGACAGGGCCGTCAGTTGGCAAAAGTTCAGAGCGAGCGTTGGCTTGGAAACGCAACACCGCTTCCAGCAGCAACGGGTGTCTGACTTTTGACATGCCCTCAACAGGAGCGCCGTCAGCAGCCCCCGCCAGACCGGGAATTTCAATCTTTAAGCCCAGAAGCTTGATGCCTTGGGCGCGATCTTCAATCCATTCTTTGCGGCTGTCCGTGTCATCGCCAATCCCCTTGATAAGATCAGTGGCAATTCGAGTTAGCTCGCTGTCGTCAATCTCATCTACAAGATTATCAAACCAGTCGCCGCGATCAGGTTTAAGCGCCCGCTCAACCGGCCTTCCGTCGAGAGATACCGAGATAGAACCGTCGCCATGCTCAATTCTGAGGACGTTGCCCTTTGTATCAAGCTCTCGGCGGTCTTCCCCATCATCAACGTATTCAATAATCACCTCGGTCGGATCAGTAACAGCATCCGGCTCGGGATTGCCCTGACGGATATTTGGCATAAGACCGGGCGTCATCGACATGGTTAATCCTCTTTGAGGTCCAGTTGCTCCATTTCCTCTACGAAGCGACCAATACCTTCTTGGGCCGCAAGTGTATCGGATTTTGCTTGAATTTCATAGTGGCGCACATAATCGTAGGGGTCTTTCCCCCAAACCTCAACTTTATACCGTCCAAGACCAAAGCCGCCAGACGGAAGTATCGTATCTACAGTAGCTTGAGCAAGAACGCGCTGCATTTTAGGCTCCAAAACCAGTTATGGTTATGCTGGGTAGAGTGGCTGAGAGTTGTTGTTGCTCTGGAACATCATATCGGCCTCGCCCTCTGCCGCCCATTCCGATCCGCGAATTAGTACGCCTATGTCACGCAGGTGTTTGATTGCCATCGACACGGTATCCACCAGATCGTCGTGCTTTCCTTTCGGAAACTGACCAACTTGGGTGATAACCATCTCCGCCCATGGCCTATTCGGCGCGTAAACAATGTTTTCCGCAAAGATATGCTGCACAGAGTAAAGTCTAGCTATCTTATCTTGCCCCTTGGGGTCAACAAGATGCACGCCAAACTTCTCGAAATTGTAAAGACGCCTGATTTCTTGAGCTACAGAGTGTCCTGCGGCCTTATTTTCAATTAAAAGCGTGTCAACTTTGTATTTTCGGCAAGATTCTGACACTTTTGTCACCAAATCGTGCAATTCAAATCGTCCTTGCCATGCGTACATAAGCATAGCGCGCGGATGGGTGTCAGAAAACGTGCGATTGTCGCCGCCAAACGATTTCATGTTCTGTGCAACAACGTCACCGGAGAAAACGCCCCAAATTGTTAATGCTGACGGGTCATTTTCGGTCTTTGCGGTGTACGCCGTGTCCAAACACGCAATAATCAGGTCCATATTTGGGTAAATGGCGTTATCCCATGGCATCCACCAGTCACGCTTGATGATACCGCCGCCCTTTGGCTCGGGTCTTTGCTGCAACTGACCGGCAGCGGACCAAGGACCAAGCTGCCCTTCAAGTATTTTGACTTCACGCTCGCCAAAACGCTCGGGCCAAAGAAGCATACCTTCTCGTTTCTCAAGCTCAAGCTGTGCGTCTACCGAAACAGGCAAGCGATCACCGTCTGATGTAACCTCTATCAGCGGCGTTCCGTCTTCTGCCATGCCACGCGGATCATTCCAGCCGATCCGGGTATAGCTGTGCCGGTTCCATTCATACCGCATCGGCAGACACAGATGGGTCCACTCCCCCCTGTCTTTGGAGGTAATGTGGCCGGTCAGGTCTTCTTCCGAGAGCCTCTGCTGAATAACAATGAACGCGCCCGTTTTGGGGTCATTGAGGCGGGTCGAGAGCGCCGAATCCCACCACTCAATCGTATTTTGGATGGTGGCTTCCGAGAACGCCTCTTGGGCCGCGTTAGGATCATCGACAACGATAATTGAGCCGCCTTCGCCCGTAAGAGCCGAGCCAACAGAGGTCGATAGCCGCGAACCGTTTTTGTCATTATCAAATCTTGTTTTGGTGTTTTGGTCAGCCGTCAGGGTAAATCTGTCACCCCAACGCTCCTGATACCACTGGCTATCAATCAAACGTCGGCACTTAACGCTGTCACGCAAAGCAAGCTGCTGGGCGTAGGATGCGTGAAGGAATTGAACGCCGGGGCCGGAGGTGGCCGTGGTCCACGGCTGCGCCCATACCCACGCCGGAAACGCTACCGAAGTCAAAGACGACTTAGCGCAGCGAGGCGGGATGTTGATAATAAGCCGCCGGATTTCTCCGTCAGCCACCGCTTGCAAATGTTCAGCCACAGCTTCAATGGGCCAGCCATCGGTGAACGGGGAAGCATCAATGTGCTTCCACGCCCCTTTCAAGAACTCGTACAGACTGTCTTCACAATCTGCACGGTCCAGCTCCATTAACTGACGATCAACGTCAATCTTTTGACCGTCAATGTTGAGCAATGCCATCAGGTTTCAGCCTTTGGATTCCCGCCGGATTTACCTGCTGATCTGGCAAGCTCCCGATTTTTGAAGAACGTGCGGTTTTGCGGCTTTACGTTTTTGCCACCTTTTTTGCCAGCTTCTCTGGCAAGGTTTTTGTCACGGCTAAAGCTGCGGTTTTCTGCCTTTACAGCACGCCCACCCTTGCTCGCAAGCTCCTTGCGGCGCTCCGGCGTCATGCTGGCAAAACCCTTATTGGACTTTGGCTTGGTGTCATCCATTTGGTATCCCCCTTAATTGCAAGTCGTATTGCACGAACCACTGTAGCAGCATGTAACGCAAGTATAAACTCTACCATTCATGACAAGAAGCCGCTTCACAAGATCGTCAGACATCTTATTCCCCATCTAATGCGGTGCGGACAAACAATTTCAATGCTTCTACGTTAGGCGGATAGTCGCATTCGCAGTGCGTAAGGACAGCCCTTAACGCCGCTTCCAATTCTTCGATGCGGTCGGCTGCGTCTTTCGTGTCGCCAGTGCTGGCGCTCAATCCCGAAACTAAATCGCGCCGCAAACGCTTCACAAGATCGTCAGTCA